ATTGATAGCATACATGCACGCAAGTTACACGCATACCACGGCATGACCGCTCTGGTTGAGAGGGGAGAGCCGTAGCGCCGACTCCAGATGATCAGGCGACAGGTGTGCATAGCGCATGGTCATCGTGATGGTGGAGTGCCCGAGGATGCGTTGCAGACCCAGGATGTCACCACCGCCCATCATGTAATGACTGGCGAAGGTGTGCCGGAGGATGTGAGTCATCTGGCCAGGAGTGTGGAAACCGCAGCGCTGGTAAGCAGATCGGAATGCCGACCGGCAAGGCATGAACAGCCGACCATTCCCCGGCATGCCCACCTTCAATGCAATCTCTTCGACCTCTTTGGGGATCGGCACCGACCGGGACTGGCGGTTTTTGGTCCGGTGAAAGTGGGCCTTACCGCCGAACAGGGCACCGCGTGGCAGGGATTCCGCTTCATCCCATCGGGCGCCAGTGGCCAAGCAGATCAGCGCAACCGGGTAGGTATGGTTGTTGGTAGAGCGCTTGCACTCTTCAAGCAGTTGTTCGACCTGTTGCAAGGTCAGAAACGTCAGCTCGGTCTGGTCGGTCTTGATCTGGCGAACCTTGGCCAACGGGTTGTTGCCAGCCCAGGCACCCAGGCGGATCAGTTCGGAGAAGACCGCCGACAGGTAACGCTGTTCATGGTTGACGGTGTGCGGGCTGACGTCCTTGAGGCGTGTCTGGCGATAGCGTGCCCAGGCGAGGGCATCGAAGTTGGAGGCCATCGGATTACCGAGGCGTTCGACCGTGGCGAGGGTGCGTGCAAGACGATGCTTGGCATCCTTGAGCGAGCAGCCATGCAGGTCATGCCAGAGCGTCACCAGATCCGACAGGCGATCATCGAGCGGCCGGCCGGTAGCGTTGAGGCTGGCGAAGAACTCAGACTCATAGCGCTGGGCTGCGGCCTTGGTCTTGAAACCCTTCTTGCGAATACGACGACCCGAGCGACCGTTTTCGTAGAAGTCAGCGGTCCAGGTGTTGCCGTCTTTCCTGGCCGTCATACAGCACGCCCCCAACGCACATGGCGTTCCTCCAGGATGCCTTTGATGTGCTTATACAGCCCGTCTTCATCCATGCCTTTTGCGGCGTAGTGGTCGCGAATGACCGGCCAACACTCCCATTCTTTTAGCCGGTAGAAAGCCTTTTTTGCGCCCACTCGCTCCCTAGCCAGCAGGCTTACGAAGTTTCCCAGGAATAACTCAACGTTCTTGCCTGAGAAGCCCCGAGACGTCTTGTATTGGCGCTTGTACTCGGTGTCATCCACCAGGGAATCCACCGGCAGATCCACGCGCACATCGTCACGGATCAGCGTCCAAATCGGTTCAAAGTATCCAGGGCGAGCCAGTAGCTTGAATTGGCGCAGGCCATAGCGCCACAGGCCGTCTAGGTGGGGGGCAAAGGCGGCGTAGCTGTTGGTTTCAATGGTCTGACTGGTCTGCAGGTCGAACGAGCCCGAGGCGAATTGCTGGATAACCGAGTGGTGATAACGCAGCTCTACGCGCCACACGTCCTGTTCCGGGTTGTAGTTGTCCGGGTCGGCTTCGTCGAAGCTATCGCGGCGTCTCCAGACACCTTCGCAGTAGTCGAGCTTGTCGATAGCTCGGGCTTGCTCGGTTTTGTTGTAGATCGCCAATTGAACGCCACCAGCGGAGCCAAACAGGTAGGACTGGCCTTTGCCGTAGGTGGCAGACTCCAGCGTCCACTGGATTTCCTTGATGCCGGAGATATCGCGGGCGGAGCGGGCGCGGCAATGCATACGGGCGACCAGATCGGCGGGCGGTTGCCATCCCTGCAGGTCTAGCGCGAGGTGGACAGCGCATTGGTTGCGCTCGACGTTGGTCAGGACGTGGCTGGCGTAGTAGTCGAGGCGCTCTTGCAGGCGCTCGGGGCAGAACTGGTCGATGGCATGGGGAGATACCTCGATTTTCAGGTGTGGGCCGATGTTCTCCAGCTTGGCGTTGAAGTTCTTCACCAGCAGGATGATCCCCAGGTCAGCGTTCTGCAGCTTGTACTGATAGCCAGAATCTTTGCTGACGCGACCGGAGTGCCAGCGCTGGCCTGCGAAATCAACGATGGTGCCGGGTTTCTCGAACAGGCACATGATTTCAGGACGGATCAGGCCGCGATACAACTGGCGGACGGTATCGACGCTACAGGCCAAGATTCGAACGTTGGACAGATCCACGAAACCACCCGCCCGAGGATCACAGAACAGACGACTTTTCGGGTTCTCTTTCCCCGTTTCGATATCAATGCGGTAGTAGTCCTTTGGTGCACTCATTCTCTGTATCTCTCTGGTGTAACGTGGTTACTAAAATCGGTTTATCTGACGTGCTACAGGGACGTCAGCGCCCGCGCGGCGGCGCACACGCGCGCTCGTGCCTCGCACGCAACTACACCGCCGCGCATGGCGTGGCGTTGCCTTTGGCGTGCGTGGATCACCACAGGAAGCGGCCTTTCTGGTGCGGCACGATGTTTACCCGCGTTCCAGATGTGGGCTGCTGAGGCTGCATCGGGTCGGCGTAGAGTGCAGGCGGTTGCCCCTGGATCATCTGGCCATCAGGTGGGAGGTTTTGCAGTCGGTCGGGCTTGGCCGGGTCAAAGGCACCTTCATTGACATAGGCCATGCAGGATTCGAAGGACACCACGGCGCGGGTGCCTTGCTGCGTGTTGCAGCGACAGCCATGGATGCGGCCTTTGATGTAGCCGGTGACCAGGCGGTCGCGGTTGCGGTCGACGAAGTAAGGATCGGCCGAGTACACGCAGGAGAGCTTCGGGTAGGTCACCGGACGGGTGATTTCGTCATAGATCGGCGCCGAGCTGGGGACGTCCGGTACCCGTGGTACACGCAGGGCGAGGTATTCAGCCTCGCTGAGCGGCGCTGCTGCGCCCTGGCCTTGGGGCACGCCGTTGTATTGCTGGGTTGATGCAGGCGCCGTCTGTTGCGCGACAGAGTCGGGTGCAGCCTCAGCGGGTGCAATGCGCCGCTCGTACAGACCATAGCCGAAGTAGCCGATGCCGATCACGCAGGCGATCAGCACGAACAGCGCCCGAGGCGGTTTGAACTTCATGTGATGTTCAGAGCCTTCGGCAACGGACTGGTAAACACCGAAATACTTCTTATCGAGCAATACGCGGGTGGCCTGGCCGTCGCTGAAGTCGTTTTTCTTCTCGACTTCCATGTTCACGCGCTCAAACTCCCAGCGCTTGATGACCTTGCCCTTGTGGCCTCGCACGTAGTGAATATGCGAGTTGCACAGCTTGCGGAAGTGAGTGTCGATCAGGCCGGGATTCTGGGTGATGCAGTGCAGCTCATGGCCACGGTGGCGCATGGTTTCCAGGGCGCTGGCGTAGGCTGGCACTGCAGATCCAGCAGCACGAACGCGGAAGAAGCTTTGCGCTTCGTCGATGACGATCATGGCGTTCTGTGGCAGCTCGTGCCATTTCTGCGGTTCGTCGAATTCTTGCCAAACGGCCTCGAGCACTTCGGCATTGGGATCGAAGCCGCGGATGTTGTGGTAGTAGACCGGGCGGCCTTCTTTCGCGGCTTTGGCGTCTACTTCCTTGATAGTGTTGAGGGTCTTGCCGTTGCCCTGCAGACCCGTGCGCAGGACGAACATCAGCTACTCGCCTTGTTCAGCAGGGCAAGACCGGTGATGGTGCCGGTGACACGATCCATGCCGGCCAGCAACAGGCGGGCGATGACGGCGGCGATGATGATATTGATGGCCACATCGAACTTGGCCAGCCCGAGTATGGCGGCGACTTCATGAGGGACGGCATTGAACAGCCCGCGCACGTAGTCCTTGACCGTGTCGATCAGTTGACCGATGCCAACATAGGCGACGTAGGCGAAGCCGAGCGAGGCGAGCACGCGAAAGGCTAAGCCGGCGACGATGGAGCCAAGGAACGTGGCAAGCAGTGGGAAAAGTAAGGGCATATCAGCCTCCTTTGATTCCGCGACCAATGAATACGGCGAAGAAGATCGAGGCCAGCGCGACAATCAGCGGGCCTATGGATTCAGCAAAGTGGCAGAGGGGCTGCCATTCAAAGCTGTAGGAGCGGCCCATGATGTTGACGCTGCGGGCGGCAGGGCAGCTGCTGGGTAGCCAACGGCCTTGGCTCAGCGCCTCAGTGAAGAGGGAGCTGACACCGACCTGCTTTTCGTCCAGCTGGTAGCCAGGGCCACTAACGCTGGCCTCAACCTGGCTCTGTACTTCGCTGTCGAATTTCCACTGGCAGACCTGATCCTTTTGCTTGCGCAGAATGGCGCACTGGATGGCATCGCCTTCGCAGCGCAGTTCGGTTGCGCAGGACTCACCGCCAACGGTTGAAGGCTTGGTTTCGCCCTCTTCACCATCCTTTCCACCGCCGCCGCCACCACCACCGGTATTACCTTCACCGTCTTTGCCATCTCCATTACCGTCCCCGGGTTTAGGCTTGGTTCCGTTATCGGTACCACCCGGGCCAGAGCCACCGGAGACAGGTACGCAGGCAAAGCCACCACTGCCGTTGTTGATCGGGTAAGTGCCTGATTTGCAGGTTTCCGGCTTGTAGCCGGGGGGCACACAGACCTTTTTCAGTTCGCTGCCTTTGCCCACATAGCCGGGTGTCTCACCGGGTTTGCAGTCGTTGTCTTCTGGGGGCGCGTCGGGGTCTGGCTGACAAACCTTTTTCCCATTTACCGTGCCTGAGAAGCCGGTGGGGCAGTCTGGATCTTCTTGGTTATATGGCGGAACGCAGATGGTCTCACCCCCCATATTGCCGATGGTGCCGCCCGGGCAATTCGGGTCTTCAGGGGGACGATTGGGAATGCAGACGTGCTCGATGAAGTCACCTTTACCTACAACCCCATAAGTGGTGCCGGGTGGGCAGCGCGACTCGCCGGAGCAGAATGGCCGGAAGCCGTTGTAATACCCTTTGAAGTCGGGGCTGTCTGGGGTGCATTCGTCATCAGCAGGCGGCATGCAGATGCGAAAGCCTTGGGCATTGGACAGCACGCCATCACCGTCACAGACGCAATCTTTGAGACTGGGAGACCAGTTGCTGCCAGTGGGGCACTGGTCATCCTCAGGCCACTTGCAGGACTCGGTTTCAAAGTCCCAATACTGCCCCTCCGGGCACAGTGGAGGTGGCTCGCAGCGCATGGTGACGTGGTTGGGAACTTCGGGCGCTTCGCACTCCAGGGCGCAGGAACCATCAGGCTGGCGGGTTGAGTCGCCGGGGCAAGGGGCATCGCAGGCTCCCGTTTCAACATTGAATGTTGAGCCAGCAGGGCAAGCATCGCCGCGACGGGAAATGCTCGCCGTGTTGGCCGTCGTGCCGCCGCCTTCAATCTGGACCAAAAGGCGACAGGTATAGGAACTGTTCCCTGAGTTAGTGGAGCGGAATTCCTGAATAGTCCCCGTACGGCCGTTGTCGGCCGCGTTGTAGTTAGCGACATAAGCCTGGCAAGCCGCTATCGCAGATGGAAACTGGCCCAGGGATTCGCGGTTTGACACCACCCAATAGAAATCGACAGCGAATACGGGGGCAGAAACAAGGACCGCGAGTAAGGCAAGAAAAGCGGCGCGAAGGGAAGGCATCTCAAATCCGCCCAAAGAACAGAGCCCAGAACGCCATAACGATGATGATCGTGGTCAGCATGTTGGCGTCCATGAAAAGCCCTTATGTGAAAAAGCCCGATAACGAGTTACCGGGCTGGTTGGTTGCAGCCGGCCTTACAGCGCGCGGCGGATGTATTTGAAGGCCGCGATGGCGATGATCACCGCGAGGACGAGGCCGGCCAGGGTGGTGCCGTCGACCTGTGCATCGGTGATAGCGGTCTCGACACCAGCCGGGAGGGCTGCATGGGCTTGCTGTACGGCCAGCAGGCCAACAGCGGCGGTAGCACCGAGCGAGCGGCGCAGGACTTTCAGGTTTTGCATGGGTGTGTCTCCTACAGGTTGAGTGCCTTTTTCAGCACGAGAGCGCCAAAGACGATGGCGAACAGCACCAGGGCGTGTTCGCGGATTTGTGCATGGTCTTCAGCGGTTAGCCCGGTCGGGCTTATCTCACTGAGCGCGACGGTCGAGAGGGTGCCGACACAAACCGGGGTCTGGCCTGCGCTCTCCCATACGCCGTCGCACACAATGAAATTCATGGCGCCCCCTTACTCGGCCAAGCTGGGGTCGCGGACGACCTCAGCCATGGCGATGCAGTCGGGGCAGATGACGAGGTCGGGCGCCGTGTTCAGATCGGGCAGCAGGTCGGGCTGGGGGGCGGACTGGTTGTAGAGCTGGCCCATGGGCTGCCCACAGCAGTCGCACAGCACGCGATCAACGATCAGCACGGCGGCGCCCTCCCGTTAGGCCTTAGCCGCGTCCGGCTGGGTGCCGGTCGGCTTGGCTTGTTGTTGGGTGCCTTGCGGGGCAGCAGGCTTGCCGGCCTGAGCAGCCTTGGCGGACTCGACGTGCAGGACGATGAACTTGCCCGCGTTCTTGGAGCCGCGATCAATCTCTACGGTGACGCGGACGGTCTCCAGCACATCGAGCCCTTTGCAGGCGGCCCACACTTCGTCCAGGGCGCTTTCGGCTACCTGCATCGAGAGCAGGGAGACGCCTAGGTCTTTTTCGCCGTCCGGTTCGTCGCCCAGGTACAGCTTCACCAGATCCACGTTGTCGAACTTCACGCGCTCAGCGCTGATGAATGCCAGTTCCATAGTGGTGCGTGCCATGTTGTGTTTCCTCGCTTGGTTGCGCGGTATTGCGCGGGTTTGCCTTTCAGCAGGCCGAGCGGGTCCACACGGGCAAACTTCTCGTTTTTGCCCAGGTGGGGTTCTCGACTTGCCGAGGTTTTCAGTTAGCGCCGCTGGTGCAGCGGGTTGTGTTCACACCAAGGGCTTTGCCCTTGTCATCCCACTCTTGCCGCCGAGGGCTCGGGAGCGCGGGGCGGTGGAGCTGCCCCACACTCACGAGCGGAGGCTATTCAGGGTGGTGGGTGTTCAAGGGTTCGCTCCGCCCGTGCCTCCGTTTGGCCGAACGGTGGAGCGTGTTCGGACAAGCCGGGGGCGCGGCCCTTGACCTGTTCAGAGTCGGCGGCGTTGGCCGGATCGCTGGGGGCGCACTGGTGAACGACCTTGGCCATTGCCTGATAGAAGTAGTCGTCTACCGATTCCATCACCTTGACGACTTGCAGCGTCGAGAAGATCGAACCGACAGCAAACCCTATGCACAGATAGGGGAATGCGTGCCAGAGCAGGGCGACCAGATAGCGACCAACACGGAGAGAGACGGTCATGCGCTCACCCCACCAGCTCGAACGGTTCGCGCAGGGGCACGAAGGGCGTTGGTTTGCCGGTGTCGCTCACAACGTGCCAGTACTTCGGCGGACGGGGCGACGGCTTGTGTTTCTCGCAGTACGAGGCAGCTGTCACACAGTTCCGCCCATCGGCCATGCGCCATTGAGCGGGGCGGCAGTCGGTGCATTGTGTGGACGGGGAGGCGGCGGGCTTCGGCGGTTGCCAGTTTCGGTTTAACCAGCAGACAGAGCAGTCGCAGTTGTCGGCGTGCGGGTGACGGCGAAAGGCGAACGTCTTGCCCTGCGGATTGCGGGCAAAGCAGCTCTGGCAGCCGCAATCCTTGTGGTGCGATAGCAGGTACTGGCTCGGACTTGTCATCAGCGCGGGCCTCATCAATTAGGTCATCGATGTTTACCGACACGGTCGGCCCACCTAGGCGGGAGCGGACGGTTTCTGACAAACGCTGATCGTCTAGCTGTTCGGCGCTGATGAAGGTCGATTCCAGGCGATGCACAATTTCAGCATTGAGAGAGCGCTTGGCTTTCCACGCGGCAAGCTCTATCTGTGCGCGGAGTTCGGGTGGCATGCGCAGCTTGAATTGCGGGTCAGTGCGGCTCATTGGTCCCACCCCTTACCGCCTGCTTTCTGGCTGCCAACAACACCAGCAGCATGACTGCGCTGAGTCAGGCGACCGCATTCGTTGCCGGAGATAGCGCCAGCTTCGTGGAAGCCTTCGATGTAGCCGAGCAGGTAGAACAGCAACGTTTTGGTTGAGTCCTTACCGCCAGAAGCTAGACGAGAGAGGTCGTGCTCTACGCGCTCATAGAACTGCTGGTGAGAGGGCTTAGTCATCGCTGTAATCCCCCGCGCAGAAGATGGTTTTTCCTCGGTCGAGGTCGCGGCGGATGCGGTGCAGGTTGATGACGCGGTGACGGCCGATTTTCACGGTCGGGACGGTGTGGCTTTCGATCCAGCCGCGCACGACGTCTTCGGTGATTTGCTCCATGCCCAGGAGCTGAGCCAGCACGTATTTCGTGCAGAACGGTGCGTCGCGGAAATCCGTTACGCGTTGGGCGTCTCCCGAAATCGAAAGCCCCACTACACCAGACTGTTCCATAGCTGTACCTTATGTTTCACCAATGACGGCAAATCATATGAATTTGCCATATGTGCAAACCATAAGGGCAATTTGTCATTTTGTACATATGACATGCCATGAGTATTTGTAATGACGGACAAGCTGTCTGATAGAGCCCTTCAACTGATCAACGCTGCGAGCTTGGTCGAGCTTTCAAAGGCTGGTGAGACCGACTACCCACGCTGGGTGAACATCAAGCGGGGGAGGGCGCGTGTCGGTGCGGATGAAATCGAGATACTAGGGAAGCTATACCCTAGCTATAGGTGGTGGCTGCTTACTGGCGAAGTGATACCAGAGAATGGCCAGACGAGCCCCGCCTATGACGAAGCCAACCGAAATTTGACCAATCCAAACGCGGGATAGCGATCACCCAGGAAGTAGCTAGGCGCTGGTACGCCCGAAGGGATAGGGGTTAGGGATAGCGTGAGAACCCACAAAAAGAAGGGAAGGCATCTAGGTAGACAAGCGTAACGGGACAGGGAAATATTCCTTGAAGGGAATGTCCACTGTTGGTACTGTCCGCGCGCGCATGGAGGGTGAAATGTCTAAAACAGCACAAGTGATCGCAGCCGTGTATGACGAAGACCACGACGCCGGAAGGGTCGTCGGACGGTCACTCAAAAGCCTTCGTGAAGCAGTCGGATTGACCCAGCTACAGATGGCTCGAAAGCTTGGCGTAGGTCAGGCTGCAATTTCCAAAATTGAAGCCCGAGGTGATGTGCAGATTTCTTCTTTGAAGAAATATGTTGACGCACTAGGAGCATCGCTACGGATAGAGGCTGCATTCAACGCTGATAGCGAGATATCTACTCGCCTTCGAGAGGAGCTGGCATTAGAGGAACACTCAGATAGACAACTGGTGCTGCCAATATTTAGTAGTGATGAGATGTTTCTTGAAGAATCTAAAGATTTAATTCTGAGTATTCATCCGCAATACTCCGATAAGATTCTGGCAGGTAAAAAAACTGTTGAGCTGAGAAGAAGGTTCCCGTTGGCGACGGCTAAGGGGACAAAGGTTTATATTTATTCAACATCTCCTGTTAGGGCTATAGTTGGCTCGGCGGAAATCGCGGGAATAATAAAGCTCCCGATAAAGGATATGTGGAAGAAGTATTCAAAGTGTGCGTTTATAAAAAAACAAGCTTTTGAATCTTACTTTGAGGGGCTGAGCGAAGGGTTTGCGCTGGAGCTAAAGAATGCGCAAGCCTTTGATAAGCCTATTGAGCTTTTGGAGTTAAGGGAGCGTTTTAACTTCACTCCGCCTCAATCATTCATTTACGCAAAGCAGGAAATGCGCAGAGCACTCATGGATGAGCAAACAAGCCTATCTAATTGATACTAATGTAATCATCGGACTGGAAGACAATAAAGCTGTTCAGCCAGCTTTTGCAGCTTTCATGAAGTTAGCCACAAAGCACAAGGTTGACTTCTATATTCATGAGGCTGCAAGAGATGATATCGCTCGCGATAAGGATATCCAGCGGCGCGAAATATCTCTAAGTAAATTGGAGAAATTTAGCTGTATCAATAAAGTTCGTGGATTTAATGCGCACGTATTAGGCGACGAGTTTGGGCAGATACGGAAGCCGAATGACATAGTCGACGTGACGTTGTTGCATGCTCTGCACATAGGTACTGCTGACTTCCTTGTAACTCAGGATAGAGGGCTACACGAGAGAGCCAGGCGCCATTCATCAGAGCTAGGGCGCAGGGTACTCCATGTCGCGGATGCTGTAGAGCTTCTCAAGACGACATTTGAGCCTATAGAAAGCCCAGTAAGGTTTGTTGAGGAAGTAGCTGCTCATACTATTCCTCTGAGTGACAGCATATTCGCTAGCCTAAGAGAGGATTATCCGCCATTTGATCAGTGGTGGAGAGATAAGTGTGTTCGCGAGCATCGAACGTGCTGGATTATTTCAAGTGACCAGAACCAAAATATAGCAGGTTTGGTTGTCAGAAAAGACGAAAGCCCCGAGAACACTGACGCTACGCTTCCTGCCAAGAAAATTCTGAAGATATGCACATTTAAGGTACGCCCTGAAAGTCGTGGCTTTAAGCTCGGAGAACTTCTTTTAAAGAAGGTGTTCTGGTTTGCTCAAAAAAACTCGTATGACCTAGTTTATGTGACTACATATGATGGCCAGGCTGCGCTTATAGATTTGCTTGAATATTATGGTTTTCAGCATACGGCGACCAAGTCAGATGGTGAATTGATATATGAAAAGACTTTCTCTCAAGGTGTTCTAGTTCGTAATAGCGGAGAAGACCTTTTTAAGACGGCGCGGTTAAATTATCCTCGTTTTGTGACCGATCAAGATGTAAGGGCTTTTGGGATACCTATTAAAGAGGGTTATCACGATATTCTATATCCCGATTTGAAGTCTGACTATCAAGGCGATTTGTTTGAAAACGCTGGCTTGGTAGGCCCGCAAAGACCTGGAAATACAATTCGGAAAGTATATCTTTGTCGTGCTAAGTCTAATTTGGGAGAGCCGGGTTCGCTTTTGTTCTTCTATAAGGGGAAGTCTAAGCATGACCCATCTCAAGCGTTCACTACTATTGGCGTTCTTGAGGAGGTTGCAACCGCAAGCTCAACAAAAGAGCTTATGAAGCTAGCAGGTGGACGCTCGGTTTACAGCGAAAAGCAACTGGAGGAGTGGGCGGCTTCTAGTCATGACCCAATAAAGGTTATTAATTATTTGTTGGTTTGCTATATAGATCCTCCTGTCGGGATGAGTGAGCTTCAAGAAATGAAAATTTTTGGTGCTCATCCGCCTCAATCTATTTTTGAAATTAAGGCTGATTTCAAGCCCTTGTTGTTAAGGGCGAATATTGGCTTCAAGGCTTGAGTGTGGATGGTTGAAGTATTAGGAAAGATTCTTAACGCTCTTGGAAAACACTGAAAATGTAGGTTCGTTTAGAATTTCTAGAGTAATTCCCAAGGCTCTACATGTTAGTTGGGCGTGTCCTCTTTCTGCTTGAAGGAGTGACTCAATGTCAAATGTGGTTTTTACAGAGTCTCTATCTTTTAAGCGGGATATAATCAACTCTGGTCGGGCCTCCAAGAGAACTACGCCTGACAGGCTTAGGCCTTCATATACTGATGTGTCTATAGGGACAATTTCAGCCGCCTTATTAATTAATACAAAGTGACCATCTAGTAGCAGTAAAGTCTCGCTGCTGACTATTTTTTGAACGGCACCCTGGAGGATTGACTGATTACCTTCAATGTTTGAGGTCTTCTTGTCTCTATCCCATTCCGGATGGCTTAGCGCGCGACGGATTAATTCGCTTGAACTTTCATGGCGTACACCAAAAATTTCGGCATACTGTCGACATAGGTATGTCTTACCGACCCCATGAATACCGGCTACAAAAACTGTCATTTTTAGTGGTTCCTTCTTTGTTATTTTTTGTTAAACCAATGGAACATTGCTCCAGAACCCGCCCATAAGACTATCCCTGATAGCAGATACATCCACCAGGCAGGCATTTTTGCCGTGGCGGGAGTTGGTGATGCAAGTAAGATGGCGGCAACAACAAGGACGCTGCATAAGCCAAATAATATTGATCTACATGTACTGAGCTTGAGTTCTAGCTCTATGCTGCTCGCATACTCACCCAGTTCCTCGCCATCTTTAATAGGGTTAAACTTTAAAAAAGATGCTTGCTTGGAGACTTGAAGGGACTTAACAAATATGGGTATTTCTATGTCATCAAACTGCGCGGAACACTCTAAGGGTGTTGTGCAGTTAATTACAACTTCCCCAGTGCCATCAGATAGCTCGATTTTTGATTCTGTGCTGTGTGGGTTCGCAATGGCCAGTTGGAGGGTATATTTTTCTCCATGTGTTAACTTGTAATAAAATGATCTTGAGTTTCCCGACGTTTTTAGTTTTATGGGTGTGTTCCAGTGGCTTTTAATGTTTTTTACGTGGAAGTACATGATTGGAGGGAGATAGTCCTTTAGGGCGTTAATTCTACTCTGCCAGTTATTGTTCCCTTGTTCAATTTTGCACTCAAGAAAGCTTAAAAATTTTTCTGGAGGTTGGTTGAGTGCTGTGTTGTCAGAAATGGATAGATTACAGAAGTCTTCAAGCTTCATGTAGACATGAAAGACATCAGTGTTTTTGCTCATTTCTACGGAAGAAATCGACGCCCAGCGAACGGAAATATTTTCATATTTATTTTTCGAAGGGTCGGTTTTGTCAGTCCTGGTAAAAAATATTGCAACTTTTTTACCTTCAAGAGATACGGGTGAAATAAGTAGATCGCTTGATACGTACTTCGTTTTGTATCTGAAATGGATAACGCTTTTGTGAGGTAGAGAAAGAGCTCTGTAGATGTCGGCTTTGTAGAGTGAGCGGCTGTCCGAACTGAATGCGCATATGGTTTTCATCACACCGCCTCTTGCAAAGTTTTAATCCATCGATGTTTCATCACTTCGTAGATTTGTAACCTAGCCCTTTCAATTCCATCCGCTTTGCTTTTATTCTGCCAGCGGTTATGGGGTTTTACAGTTCCCGAGAGAGTCCACCCCGCACCCCTTAAGGACGCACCAGACTCAGAAGCCAGCGTGTATGTTATAACGCGCTGCCCGCCCATGGAGCGCCAAATGGCGCAGCATTTGCTAAGCAGAAAGCTACAAGCCCCCTTAGGCGCCCCTTCTTTAACACAAAGCCTGGTTAGCTCAATGGTTAAGCCATCCATATAAGTTGCTGAAACAGGACTGCTGGCTATTACAACGCCAAAGATTTCCCCTGTTAGGTCTTGCGCGGCCAAAGCCCATTTTCCGTTATTCCTCACCGTTGGCCGATGGTGCCTATGATATTCAGCTATGAATTCATTGGCTTCTTTGATCGAAATGGGTTTTACGGACATTATTTTAGCCAAAGGTTCTCCCATCCCTTCTCATGTCTGGTGGCTATATGATTGCACTGA